TTACTGTCATTTTATGGCCTCAATAATTCTGTTAATTATACTATAAATCTTTTACAGATTCCTCTATCTCGTCAAAGCCCATTCGGAACCCTGACAAATTTTGGTACGGTATAAGTCTGCGGATAGCCCGAACGTCTGAGTCTGTCATTTCTTGCCCTGACGCAACAGCATTAATTGCCTGTATCACAGTAGGTAGCAATCCGCCCAATGTTGGCCCCGCTAAATTTTCAGCAATAGACCTTGATACTTGTTTAGATGCTGGCGTACTAGTTCCTAACAACGGTCTTAACCCCACTGAATTGCTAGATATTTTTTCAACTAATCCGTTTAATTCTGACAAAATTCCAATAGCGCCAGACCTGTCAATTCCTTCCATTACCCATACAGCAGGATCGTCGCTTATTTCTCGACCAGATTCTTTTTGCTTTAAGAAATAAGTGAAAGCCCCCATTCCTACAAGCATCGCAAAACCACCTATAGCGTTATGATCTTGTCCTTGCAGTGCGGCAATTACCATTCTTTGATTAGTAGAAAGTATAAAAGATTTAAACTGACCTATTGTTTGCCCCATAGGTCTAGACATAAACAAAGGTTTTTCCTGTCCAGGAACGACAATGACTCTATCGCTTTCCTTTCTTACAGCCGCGCCCCACATTCTTTCTAGGTCTGGTCTGTCCCAATTTTTAGCATTAGTAACCCAAACCCCCTCGGTTTTTTCTCCATGCTTTTTAACTTGCTCCCACATATCTTTGGCTGATTGCTTGTCAATTCCTAACCTTTCTAAGCGCTTGTCAAACTTTCCTTTTTGCAAGCTATCAAATACAGAGGTTTGCATAGTTACAGCGTGAACTTGCTTGATGCCAGCAGTCCATCTATCTAACAAATTAATTCTACCAAAATTGCGCGAGGCGCTACTAAGACCTCGCTCAAAAGCAGTATTTCCTTGTGCGTAATCTGCTACGTCTGCAATAATTGCTGACCGACGAGTAAGCGCAACTGACCCAATGCCATACCTTTTGCTTTCTGCCGCTGAGACATTAAATGTTTTAGTATTTGCTATTAAAGGAATTAAGCCGCTTTTGAAAGTTCTAACAAACCCTTCAGCCATAAAAACTCGCGCAACATCAGGGAAGCTAGTAACAGTCACGCCGCCCAATAAACGCAAATAGTTTAAATCCCTAGATGCTCGCATAGTGCGTGTAAAGATATTATCTTCTGTATAGCCGTAAACACCACGAATACGATCACGCATTCCTGAAATGTTTCTAATATCTTGCTCTCTATTTTTTTCTAATTTCTGCTGTTGCTTAGAAGTTAATGACGTATTATTTGCTTGCTTACCATACCAAATGTTAATATCTCTTAGTTGGTCAGTCATATTGACATCACCAAACATTTTAACTAGCTCTACATCTCCAGCTACGTTTTGCAAAAATCTTGGGCCTAAAAGCTCAATGTCATTTTCTAAAAATTCTTCAACTAATGCATCTGGTATTTGAAATACGCGATTTCTTAATGGGCCTCTTAGCGCGGTTCCAGATATGCCTTCATTGTTTACGCCGCCACCTTTTGACCCTGCGCCCAATTTCCAATCATAAGGAAGTCTACCATCTGGACTGCCCTGTATTCTTTGTGCTATTTCTTGAGCAAGAGATTCATAATCTTGGCGTTCAAAATCCATGCCTTTCTTAAATTCAGCCTTATCAATAATTGCCTGTAATCTAGCAATTTCTTTGCCTACTTTGCTTGTTTTTAAAATTGGGTCAATAGGCGAAATTTTATCTAAAGAAAATCTTTTGCTTGCCTGAGTTCCTTTTTCTTTGTTTACAAACATTACAACAGCAATATCATCTTCAACCGCAATTACAGTTCCTACATTTCCCCTGTCTCCTGCTTTTACTCTTGCGCCTTCAGTAATTTTAATTTCGGAAACTTTATCTTTGTTAAGAGCATCTATTTTCTCAGAAGCCGCCTTAGCATCTTCAAATAGCTTTACATCTTTCTCTGCAAGCCAGTCAGACACCTTGCTAACAAACTGAGGAAAGTTAGCTGAAATTTTATTTTTATTCCACACTCTATTCAAATAATTATTTGCCGTTGAAACGCTTACATCTTCTGGCAATAGCCCTTGCTCGATCATTTCTTTTTTCATAGGGTCATACAATTCTTGTACCCAAGAGTCAGCCGATGATTTTACTTCTGGGATGTTGCTTTTTCCTGTTCTAATAGTTGTAGATACAGCTTCGCTAAATTGTTTACGCGACATTTTGCCGCCAGCTTTTTTATACTGCGCTAAAAGATTAACGTGCTGTTCAACTGCAATTCCTAGCTTTCCTGCGTGTAGCCCAGCTAATTGACCCGCTGACTGAACCGCCTCCCCATCCATTTTAATAATATTTTCTGCTAACAGGTTAGCTATAATTCTAGTGTCAGGAGCGTTGCTTGTAATTGTGCTTGCTACAGGATCCCAAGGCATTAGCTTTAAAAGTCCTTTAGCTAATTTGCCAGATACTTGCTGATCTCCTCTGGTTTTAGCGGCTCCTATGCTTCCACCATTTAAAGGCTCGTTAGTTGTCGGATTGATTCCGTCTGCTATTTTAGGCTCTACGTTCATTGTATCTTCTACAGCGTCTACAAAAGCCTTGTCTGCTCCTGCCTCTGCTAATTTACTTGCTGTTGCGCCTAACACCCCACCAAGCAACATTCCTCCTGAAATATTAATTGCAGATTCGCCATAGGTTCTAGTTAATTGCTGAGTATGTAAAGCCGCCTCTTGAATAGCAGTATCAATTCCCACTATAGAGCCAGTTACCGCCGCGCCGCTAAGAATGCTTTTTCCTGCTCGATAAGTGTTTAATGCTACACCACCTATAGGCACTAATGATAGCGGATCAGATACAGCCATTACAGGAAGGCCAACTACAAAAGAAGTAGCGCCTCCCTTAGCTATTATTTCTTTATCATTTCTTTCTCTAGCAATCTGTTTTCTAACTGCTTCTATTTCCTCATTATCGTCAGCAAAAATAGCGGCAATAACAAACTGTTCGTCTAGCTTTTCTTCTTCGGTAAACTGAGCATAAGCATCAAACGCACTATCGTCTTTAGTGTCTGGAAGCCCTACTTCTTGGCTAATTAATCCTCCAATCATGCTTTCCTGCCGAAAAAACGCTCCAGCAATTTCGCTAACGCTAGGCTTGTCCTCTGTAGGCAAAGTAGAAGTAACAACAGACTTATCGCCATATAATTGTGTTGCGGGAGATTGCGACCAACCCATTATTTTATTTCCTGTGGTGCGCGAGTGTAAGCAGGATATGCGTCAGTGTATTGATAATCAGTAGCTAACGCATCTTGACCAACTTGTTTAATGCGTTCTTTTTCAGATTTTAACATAGCCTGATATTCGTCTGTAGGATTCCACCGATTAAACACAGCCCCATCCTCTGCAATAAAGCTAGGCCGCAATAACGTCCCGTCTTTTGTTAAAATCATCACTGAATAATCTGGCGCACCTTTAACGGCTAACCTTGATGTAATATCATCACTTTGCAAAAAAATACCTTCTTTTTCAAACTCAATTCCTTGCTCGGCATACTCCTTTTGTAGCGCGTTGTAAATATCGTCTTTGATATACTCTACACTTCCATCAACAGTGTAGTATAATTCTGGCGCGTTTCTCATTAAACCAAAGCTAGAGTTAGTCCAGTTTGCTTTCATGTTAGACATAGCCTTGCTTTTAGCGCCCTCTTCGGTACTGCCTGCTAGGAAGTAAGACTCTACTAGTTCTTTGTAGTCAGCAACCATCTGACTTCCACCAATAGAATTAGAATCAAAATCTTGAAACCAGCCTGTAAACTCACTTTCAATCTCGTCAGCATATTTCTTTTCAAAAGACTTTTTATTGTCTTCAATATATTTTTTCCTACTCTGAACCATAGAAGCATTAGCAGGATTGGTTTGATCGTTCGCGTTAGCTATTGCTTTTTCTGCGTCTAAGTATTCCATATTAAATGTTACTTGTTCAGCAAAAGCCGTTTCTCTAGGAGTAAACTCATTTCCCATTCCTGCAATTTGCAAAATCCTATCCATAGTGTTGGCGGCGCTTTTAACTAAAGCCCCATTGCCACTAACTAAATTGTTACGCAACTCTGTTTTCATTGCAGTAGGAACGTAGCGAGTACCCTCTACAATATTTGCTTGCATAACCTCCCTGTCCATAGGATCATCAGGCAAAGCAGGGAAAATAGTTTCATAGTAATCATCTACCGCACCTTGAGTTAAAGGCTCTGTAGTAGGATTGCCGTTTATAGCCGCCATAGTGTTGCTAATGTTTTTTTGCTTTGTTATGTCAGCAGTAAATTGTGTGTTTACATAATTGCGATATTTTATTAATTCTTCTTCTGTAGATATCAAACCTTCTTTAAACATAGCATCAATTTCAGCAAACGCATCTTCAGAAGATATATTCCCTTCTTTAATGCTTTGCACTAGATTAGCTTTTTTAAGCATTTCTTCGCTAGATAATTGATTTTGCTCCGCAGTATATTGCTTAATTTTATCTTGCACTTTAGCATTTACCGTCTTTACTAAAGCATCTTTTTGTGCAGAGTTTAAGTCTGGAATATCTGATTTTATAAGATCAGAAACAAATTCTTCGCCTTTTTTAATTTGCTCTAAAGGATCAAGTGATTCATCAAAAATTGTTCTATCTAATTGTCCTAATACAGCTTGTTTTGCAACATCATCATCAATAGCCGCTTTTTGCTGTTCAGCGTACAAAGGAGTAATAACACCGTTTTTTATAGCATTTTCTAAATCAAAAAATAATCCTAACTTTGCTTCTAAAGCTTCTTCCTCGTTACCGTTTCTAGTTAAATGAGAAATGGTATCTTTAGAAACCTCTAAGCCAGCTTCTAAATCGCCTCTTTGCTTGGCAACAATGCTTTTCTGTGTTTGATCATTAATTGGCTTTGCGTACTTAGAGTTTCTCTGTCTGTAAAATAAATCTACATTTGCTTTTACTGATTCTGGAGCTTTAGACGTTAATCCCTCAAAAGCCGCATCTGCAAGTTTTTGATAGCCTTCAATGTTATCAGGATTGTTTTTGTACGCATTAAGCATAGCTTCGTCTAAGTCTACTTTTAGATTTGCCTCATACGTAGCCACAGCAACAGAGTTATATGCTTGGGAACCCCAAGCTAACGGATCTCTTTTCTTTAACTCCTCGCCTTCTTTTGCCGCCTTTATAGCGTCCTTAGCCGCCTGATCAGGAGCTAACTCTGTAGCCTTAGCCTTTCCAAACTGTTCAGCAACACCTGCTACAGTCTCTCCTAAGCCTGCTAGAGCCTGCATACGCCTAGCCGCAGAGTCATCTACCCCAGTAGGGCGAAACTCTCCGTAAGATAGAATACGTTGTTGTCTAGGTTGTTTAGCCATTTGGATTTTTCCCAGCAGTTGGTGTTCCTTCTTCTACTGGTGCACCGCCATCAGTACGACCGCCAGCACTCATTAAACCTGAACCCATAGCAAGATTAAGTCCAGAACTTAAAGCGTTTAAATAACCTGTTTGTTTTGCCATTTTTCCTCGCATCTTTAATTGTCTGCGTTTTAACTTTTCAGACAACCCTATCATGCTTTCACTTGTGCCTATTGCTTTGGCACTTTCTAGGGCAATACTAGCAGGAGTTCCTTCTCCAGTCATACCAGACATAGATGCTCCAACAATGTTAGAGGCAAGGACTTTATTTAACTCTTGTCGTCTTTGTAATTCACGACCTTCAGCGGCAATCTTTTCTTGTCTAGCCTGCTCTTCTAAAGCATCTTGTTGCGCTTTGCCTGCCTCAACTTGACCGTATATACTTGTTGCCGCACCAGCTACTACAGCTACTTGTGCCGCTACTATAAAAAATGCCATCTAAATATCCTCTGGCTCTAACAAAGCCGCTTCTATCTCGTCTATATCAGTTAAATGTGTAGGGTGATATGTAATCCATACACAGTCTGTTTCAGCGTATATAACACGCTTAGTTTGCGGAATAGTCTCTCCCATAAACGGAGCCTCTATGTCCAAGTTACCAAATTGGCTAGACACCTTACATCTACCCTTTACTACCATGTACAAGTGAGTCGTCTTGTGTAACGCTCCTACTAAACATACGCCAGCAGGAATAAACAACTCTCTTGCATATAAGCCATCACTAAAATGATGCTTGGTTTCTAACTCTACAGTGTCACCTTTTAACATCAATGACTGTAGTTGTATTATGTCATCTTGCTTTGCTACTTGATTTAAGATGATTCTACCTCGTATTCTATAGCTTGGATATGGAATGGTGTAGGACTAGGCACTGTAATGACAGGCTGTATGTCTATGCCCCATCCGTTACCACCATTGTTATCTTCTATAATACCAGTTTGTTCAGGTAGATTGGAATCTAATGGTGTGTTTGCCGCATCTCCAAACTGTCTAATAGGTACAGGATTGTCATCAATGTATACACCAGAGCTTTTGTACACTCTTAAGTTCATGCGCGTTATCTTCTTCTCACGCATTTGGTTTTGTCCAGCAGGGCCAGCAGTGTTTAAAGGCATACCTACAATCTTAGGTGTAAAGTTATAGCCTACCTCTACATCGATAACAGAACCAGAACCAAGAATAAATGTTTTTTCTTCATTAGTTAAAACAATAAAACCGCCTGCTTGAACTACGCGCTTAGGAAGAGTATTACCTCTAGCTACAACGCTAACCGTTTCTCCATCTAAATGACACGCTCCAATAGGAGTTGTTAAGTACAAATTATTGTTAATTATGCTGGAAGGATTTGTGCGTTTAATAGCTGAGTCTAATAAGTAATCAAAGTCCCACTTCTCTATTGTGTAAGTAGTGTCAGATGCAGTAGTTCTTTTGTTGACTAAGAATAAGTCATTGTTTACTACAGATACAGATACAGTTTTAATAGGGTATTCTGTTCCAGTATCTCCATTAGTCCACTTAGTAAATCCGTTAATGTCTTGCGTACGCAAAGTATTAAGTATTGCGGCTGTACCATCTTGGTTAACAATAAATACCCAGTTAGCATCTTCTGATAACGATCCAGTTAATGTGGCTAGGTCAAGAGGTTGATCAATAAGCTGAGAAGACAACACAGATATGTCTGTACTGTTGTAAGCATCTTCATTGTAGTTATACAGATAAGATCGTAATGTTCTGCCGTTTTGATCTACAAACAGTGTTGCACCATCTACAGACTTAACCTCTAAGAAAGATGCTCCATGTTGTGTTTGCGCTTCAATAGTAATGTCAGACGGAGTATTACCTCTAACAATAAACTCTGCCCCTGCTGTAAACACCTGTAGGCCACGATCAGGGTTAATGTCGATAATCTCTGTTAGCTGTCGTGAGGATATGGTTGTAAAGATACCCTCGTCATCATCACCTTCTTCTGTGTAGAAATCAAAGAACGATCCAGACCTAGATGCAAACAAACTCTGTAGCTTAGACTTTGTACCGCCTAACCATAACCTTCCTGCATAGAATGCGGCAGTCTTAGGAAATCCTCTTCCTGAAGGTTGTCCTGCATTTGGTGAATCTGCGGCATAAGTTGCAGACCATACATCTTCCTTTCTAGGCTTGCCTGCTACGTCTAAAGTAATGGTAATAGGATGATCTGAGCCAGTAGTGACAAATGCTGTAAATTGATTATATGTTCCTGCTGAGTCTCCATCTATATCTATGCTATATGTTAGGGGCGCTGTATTTGTTACGGTTATGCCTGTATCTCCAAATATAGGCATATCTTGCAAATTTTTCCTAATGTTTTCGGCTGTAGAAACTTTTCCTTCTACAGTATCTCCTGCAAACGTAATGTTTTTACTTAAAATTCCTTCAACATCTATTTGAAATCTATCTCCTAATTCTTGAGAATTATGAAAAACAAGTGTTTGTTCTGCCGTTTCGGGCACTGGACTATTTGCATCATTGTAATCGTACTGAGGCACATTAAGAAAAGGAATGTCGTCAATAGTAAATACGTCACCACCTGTGTTTATTATTCTTTTAGGATGATGATCCTCATGGAACATTAACATGACGTTTTCTGTTTGCACATCACGTACAGTTGCTACCTCACTAGACTTAAAAGGCAACGGTAGATTAGCCACAGGAATATAAGTAGCTGTTTGATCTGTAACTCTATATAGCGCCATGTTGCCATACGAAGGTGTAGTTTCTTCACCCCCAGTAACAACGCATAAATAATGCTTATCATGCTCAATACTAAAATCAAACGTTTTAACGTCAGAAGCATTAGCTGTGTGATAAAGTATATTAAACTCACTAAGCTTAACAGAGTGCGAAATACTTCCAGTATCGTTTTCTCTTACAATTCTAAAGTATTTATAAGCTAGATTATCGCTTGCTCTTATTCGTATAGACTGAGGCTCTTCCGTCACAGTTATTGATGTTAATAATGACCAAAATGAATTGTCTGTAGAAGCCTGTATTTTTAATACACACGACTGATTACCAGTTAACTGTATATCTTGTACGTCAATGTACTTACCTAAACTGCTTTGTCCAGATATGTCGTAGCTTACTAATATAAAAGGAGTGCTAGTTGTACCACCTGTTCCAATAACATTTGTAGTAGTTGTAGTAGCCCTGTTGAAATCATTAATGTCAGCGGGAGTGCCACCATTAGGCATAGACGCAGTAATTTCAGAGCTAATAAAAGGCTTAATTATCTTCTCTGCTAGATCAACGTGCTGTGTTCCTGCTCTGCGCTTTAACCCTCCCTGTGGGACGATAAGCACATTCTCAGCAGTTTCCATGCCCTGATAGTATTGGTCAAGATCAACACGACCTTTAAGTAAAGGAGATAGTTCTCCGCTAACGAAAGAACTTTGCAGGAATTTAGATTTAGCCATTAACGCCTCACATTAATAAATGGTTGGCTTCTCATTGGCTCAGTAGGGTATTGTTGTGAGTCAGTGTAACGCGCCATACGAGATGCGTTCACATACTTGTTTGCATTGATCTCAGCAGATGCCGCACTGTCTCTAATAGAAGGAGCAAAGTCCATTGCCAACGCATACTCTATCATCTTAGCAAAGTAGACAGGCCATTCGCTCTCAGGAACATTTGCTGTGTAATCAATGTATAAAGGGCCAGATGTATTAGTGTACACCTTATCCCCATAGATTCTGTATTGTACTGCTGGCTCTAACTTAATGACGTTAATCAAGTCAGCAGGCAACTGGTACATGTTTTGGTATTCAGTTCCTACAGGAGTCTGAGGAGTCATTGCTAGTTGTGCTGTACGTCTGGAAAATCCCCATCGGTACTTAGACATTTCGGACTGTACAATGTTGTCATATAGGTTATTAGCAACTGTCTCTGCTCTGCTATTACCGCTTAATGACGTAACTGGCAGATCGCCAATTAATATCAAGGCGTTAGAAATCAACTTAATCTTTTCTGCCATAATAAACCTTTAAATTTTCGGAAGATTTTCAGTATATTTCTTCATTAACGCTTTATTTTTTTTAGTTAAAAAATCGTTAAGACTTTCTTGAGTTTTATATTTTGTTACTAATTTTGCATAAAGCTCTGTGTCTTTACTCTTTCGCGCTTCTGAAATCATTTTTACCGTTACGCGGCCTGCCGCCCTTTGCTCTTTTTCCAAAGACGCTCTACGTTTGTTTTCTTTAGCAGCTTTTAATCTTACGCGAAGTTGTTCTTTTTGTTGCTGTTTTATATCAGACATAAAACCCTCTTTGAGAAAGGGGGCCGAAGCCCCCAATCAGTTTACCCAAAAACAACTTATACGTTATCTTTGTACTCAACTTTACAGATACCGTCAACATCACGTACGACGGCACCAGCTTTCATCATGCCGTTGCAGAGCCAAGAAGTCTTCTGTGCAACCCAATCCACAGAGGTCTTCATGTCAATACCAATAGCAAGTCCAACAGCGTCACGGCTAAAGAAGTATGAATCAACAGTGTTACTTGTAACAGTCAATCCACCTTCAGCACGATCATCAAGAATGATGAACTGGAATCCAGCTAGGCTATTTACGCCACCGCTAACAAGTGCTTTCACAGCTTGGTAGTCAGCAGAAGTAGCCTTCTCATCTTTCAAAAGACCGCCAAGTCCTGCACTGTTAATTGCGGCATACAAGTTAGCGTTAGGAACAGCTTGACCACGCAATGCTACTTGAGCATCAATGACCTTAGCCATAGTAAGACCAGCACTACCGTGTGCAACAGTAGAAGAAGGAGTGATTGCATCAATAGCATCAATTACTAGCTGATCACTACGACGACCCAAAGCGCCAGCGATAGTGTCTGCCAACTCTTGTTTCTCGTCAAAGTTTACTTCAGCTTGGTCAAAGATGTCTGTGTACTCAGGAGCATTCCAGTTTGCAAGAGTAGCTGTTGCAAATGCATAGCTTATGCCCATAGGAACAACATCAGCAGAGGTTGCTTTTTGGTTAGCAAGTCCCTTGCCCATGTTACGGAATTTGTAGGTGTCGCCAACTACATTGTTACGGATTGTTACAGCAGGCTTCAATAGCCCTTTTTGCGCGTACGCATGTTTTACCATACTGTCAAATTCAATCGACGCTACGGCTGATAGATTAGCACTCATAATGATTTCCTCGAAAAGAGTATTAAAAAAAGTTTTCAAGGTTTTTTGCTGAGTACCCAGTAAAAATGGTCAGCATTCAACCTAAATTTACTGGGCCTTTGGGAAAAGGGTATCCAGTGTACTGATTATACACCTTTTACCCTATATTAATCAATTACCTGAACCGCCCCACGCTTCCATCATCTTTTGAATCTTGCGCTCGTGTTCTATATTTGTACTTCTTAGAAGGTTTCCTTGATCGTCTTTCTTAAACATCTCTGTCTCGATAGCTTCCCAAGATAGACCTTGAGGGTTATGACCTCCCTCCATTGGCAGTTTAGCAGGAGCAGTAGCTTGTACTAGCATCTCAACAAGTGCAATAGTATCTGCGCTAGTTACTAAGTCTCTTGCTTGCTCGTAAGTCTCTGGATCAAGGTTGTTCTTCATAAACCCTTCTACAGTCTTAATTCTTTCCTGAGCATTTTCTCCCAACTTCTCTAGCTCGTGTTCTTGATTAACCTCTTGCGCGGCATAATCTTGAGCAGACAATAATTCCCATGCTTCCCCAAACGCATCAGCACTCATGTTAGTTTTAGTAGCAAATGCCTCTAACTCTTGATACAAGGCATCATCATTCTCAATGCCTTCAGGGGGTGTATAACCGTCTTTAGGAGTTCCTTTAAATCCACCGAACTTCTTTGATAACTCAGAATATCCTTTAGCTTGATCTGCTACAGACTTATATTTTGTATCTAGCCATTCGGGTACTTCACCAGTTCCTTTGATACCATCGGTTAAAAAATACTCACCTTCTGCAAGTTCTGGTGTAGCACTGTCTAACAAGGTATCGCTTTGTACAGCGGCTTGTTCTTCTGACATAACTTAGTCCTTATTTGATTTCAGCTTGTTTCATTTGATTGATTAAAAACTTAATTACCCCACCCTCACCATTGTGGTAAGCGGCTTCATAATTAATATTTTCTGAACCAAAAGAAGTATCGTTCTCATATACAAACCTTCTGGTCAGGTCTGCTAAGATACGCGCTCCATCATCAGTTGTAAAGACTCTGTGGTATGCTTGAGCTAAGTCGTTAGCATTACGCTTACGTATTTCTGCTTGTTTTTTAGCAACTTCTGAATCAGCAAGTTGATCAATATTTGACCAACTCATTGAATAGGCATCGGTGGTTGTGATGTCTTCATGCCAGCTTGCGCGGCTTGTGCCCCAGCCTGAATAACCTGTGCTTTCTCAGTAGGTGTTCTTACCAGTTCAGCAGGCATTCCAGTCTTAGACGCTACCCATGTTCCAAAGTCTTCTTGCTTGAATCCAATCTTAGCTTGATCAGGGCCAGCATTCTGTAAGACAAACTGTACTGCTTGTTGAACATTGATAATATCTTCAGCATCTTGTGCTTTAGCTAGAGGTGATAAGAACTTAATCTCAATATCACGCCCATCTAACTTTAAAGGCTGTAGTATTCCCCTACGTGTAAGGATGTGGACAACACGCTTGAGGATAGGAACAAGAACTTCTGTCTGTAAGCGACCAAATGCACTACCGATTCTCTTAGCTAACTCCCTTGACTCTATGGCTACCTCTGTCGCAGAACGCACAGCACCAGTAGGATCGCGCAGATCGTTAAACAAAGCACGTTTGATAGCAGTCTGTAGCTCCTGCATTTCAAATTGCGCCAATGCTAGGTTAGCACCAGTGTCCAATCTCTGGATAGAAGGGTTAGACGAGTTGTTAGAACCAACTGGAATAACAACTCCCGGACTTATAACTATATTGTAGGGGTTAGTCACGCCATCATCTGTAGCTGTATACATACCTGACAGGTCAATAGCGGCTTTCTGTAGTACAAATTCTTTTACTTTGTTTAGTGAGCGTACATCAGGCAGTGCTTGTACAGCAGGGCCACGACCACGTATCTCACCAGAGACTTTAGAGTAACGACCAGTTACCCAAGGGCTTGAATCGCCAAAGTCTTCTTTCCAGCTTATACGATCTTCACCTTTAACCCATACACAGCCGTAGTATTTCTCAGACTTAGGCATATACACAACGCCTTCACTGAGTTCTACTTCTGCATCGGGTTGATTGTCTATTAAATTCTGTACATTTTCTGAGGGCTTAAAGCCTCTCCACTGTCTTTTAAGGTTACGCGCTTTTACGTTAAACCTACGCCAGTGTGTTTCAATAGAACCGTATGGGCCTTCTTCAAACGCAATACCTTTCTGTGGAATAGCGTTAAACACTAGTGGCATATTCGTGTTGTCAGTCTCATCAATACGTAACGTACCTGTACCGACTAACAGATCAAGAGCATGCTCATAGAACTGTGTAGCAAAGTTAGAACGGTTAATAAAATCAAAAACAATGTCTGCTTGTTCTTCTAGGTTTTTTCTTATGTCTTCTTCAGAGACATCAAACTCACCAGTCTCTAATGCCTTAACAACATTTAAAGATGGAGCAAAGGTTGCCCAGTTACTCCAGATAGGGGCGATGTTTTCTTGTAGCTTACTTGCTCCTTGTTGGATAGCTTCAATAGCAGTGGAGTCAAAGATACGATCCATTTTCTTTGAGCCAGCAGTATTAGAGTCAAACAAGTTTCTGTTAGGAAGGAAGTATTCATAAGTATCATCTAATAGGTCATACCATGAGGCCATCTTGTTAAACGCTACAGACTCTCTTGCTTTTAAATCTTGTAATGATCCTAATTCTTTTGGCAGTTTCATTTATCTAGCCTTTCTTGTGGTAGTGTTAGTTGCAGTATATCCTGCACCAGATCGTAACCCAGAACTTCCTGCGCTACCGCCTCCAAAAACTCCAGCCCCAGCCCCAGTAAATCCTCGCGCAACACCTGATTGTCCACCTGCACCACCAGCTTTTGCTAACAAAGACTTAGACCCTAGCTTACCACGAGCCAAGGCTTTTAATCTTTTCTCACTTTCTTCCATCTCTTCATCGAGCATTCTACTTTGTCTTTCTACTACAGCTTTCTCTTGTGCCGTAGGTTCTGGTGCTTTAGGCCGCTTCATGGTGACTCCTTAGATGCTTTAATAATTGATATGGCGTTAGAATGAAAGGATTGTTGATACCTAATATTTGTTTAGTATGACCTACACAAGTATTAAGCATAAATAATGATCTTCTGCATTCTCTTGGTATATAACTTTTCATTATATATTTACCCTCGATTATACTCTTTTGGTCTATTACAGTAAATAAATCGACGCTTTTGACTGATTTTCCGTAGATAATGAAAGAATTTGGCGTTGGTTTGACAATATAACAGTGCCTAATGCCTTTTTTTAAGAATTTTGACCACCATCTTTGCTGATCATCCTCAAAAATTACATAAACTTTAGAAGACACTAACTTGTACTTTTGCTGTCACAGGTTTAGAAAACGTATCAGTACGTCTTAATGCGGCACGACCCTCGCCCTCACCTTGTAATGCGTACTCCAAAGCCTCAACAGGGTGTGAATATTCGTTCTTATCAGGCTCATCAGTGTATCTTTCCCCTGAAGTTTGGACTCTACGGTAGCAGAAACCACCTTGTAGACCCTTACGGATCATAGATGCTTTAGGTAGGACAATGAATCTAGGCTTACCATCCATACACATTTCTTTCATAGGGACTTCTAGTGCGGCTCTACGCTTCATAGGATCATTAGAGGCAGTAGGTTGACAGGGAATACCTGCGGCTCGCATGATTTGGAAAGGTGTTTCAGAGTTAGACTGGTTCTTATTGTTACCAGAGGGATCACCCCATCCTTTAAACGTGTGATCAGGGTAGACTTCTTCGATGTATCTCTTAAGACTAGGGGCAAAGTCAACAGCACCAGAATCAGTTAACACGACTTCATCAAAGCATACCCACCGTCCTATGGCGGTTCTCTGCATAAACGCACAGGCTGGTGTACGTCCAAAGTCAAATCCAAGGATAATAGGTTGATCTTTAGTAGGCGTAAACTCTAAGTGTTGACAGTGTACTGAATCAGTATACATAGGATGGACAGGTTTACCGTTAGACACAAAGCCGTATTCATTGGCTAGATTAACTTTAATCCAATCATCTGTCTTCCCTTGAAGTCCTCTTTTGTAATAGCCATCAGGAAGGTTAGTAAGGTTCTCAGCGTTTTTATTAATAATCCAGCTTTCACCATCTTTCAATACCCCTCCTTGTTGTCTGTAGAATGCCCAGTCATCAGGTCGTTCTATCTCTGCTAACTTAAAATACCAATGGTCTTCATCAGGGGCGTTACTATCTCCTATGATTCCATGATGTGTAGGACGCGCACCTTCCTTGTTAGAGGGATATCTACCATGTCTAAGGTCTAACATATCTAAAACAGCCTTAGAATGCTCCTTAGTCTCGTTTAACCACACCCATGTAGTCTGTATACCCCTAGCTTTCTTGACGTGTTCAGGACGGTCGAACGCAATAAAAACAACATCACACTCTACCCTTGTGCCATCTTCTAGTTTAAACCGTATGAAGTGTGTAGGAGGCTCCTTGTTACCTTGTTTGAAGTCACCTAACTCACCGTGTATCTCTAACCAGTCTTTAATCGTAGTAGAGAACAGTTCAGAATAGGTGTTACGTGCGGCAATGATACGAGATAAGCGTACACCATAGTTCTTATGTTTCTTATCTTTAACAGGTGCTTGTTCACACATGAGGTCAAACAGTTTAAGAATACACTGGACGGTCTTACCAGAACCTAATGGCCCCATGATGAAGGAGTTTCTTGCGCGGCAATCATTGAAATCTTGCAGGACTTGTCCCTGCGGCATTAAATTGTATTCAATTCTCATTTGCTACCTTTAGTTAATACTCGGATAGTCAGCACTGGTAAGGGATACAGCCTTATATGTCCTATTAGTGTACTAGGTGTCTATTTAGACCAATCTATCTTATCGTAATTAGACTTAAATACTTCTCGACTACTCGCTGTAGACTTACGAGCATGACTACCCTTACCACCATTGTATTCAGGGAAGTGCCTATCTCTTGTTTCTTTGTCTAACTTATGAACTAAGCTTGTGCCTTTCTTCGTCATGTCATTCCTTTAATTAGTTACACCAGATGTAACCCCAATAGTTACGTTAGCAATAACCTTAATAGTTACGTTAGAGGTAACCATTAATAAACAAACCAAATAACAAACCATACAAACAAACCAGTAAGTTACCACCTACCGCATATACACGTTTCTTCTAAACACACACACTCACTAAACATCTTCTCATCTAACACATATAAGACTTCTTTCATCGCGTATAAGTCTTTATCAATTAAAGCCGTACAAAACGCTTCAATTAATTCGTAATCAGCATCACTCACAGGTTCATCCGTATTAAGACTTATCATTTAATTATCATCCCTTAACCAATCCTTCATTACAAGCGTTTTTGCTAATTCAAGATAAAACACCTCAGATTCACTTCTAAGCGTACTTCCTACCTCAACCCCTAGCTCACCTATAGAAATGACAATAAAGTCCTTAGAATGCCTTATATGAGCTTCTATGAGGTCTTCTACGTCAGGTCTGATCTTATGTATAGTCATTTAAAAAGTCATAATTTTTTTTTGCGGGGGACATATATATACACATAACGCTCGCCTTCGGAGGGGGGGGTACTATCCATCCCTAGTCCTTATCGTTTGCTCCACCGTCATACTTCTTGCGCTGTATGCTGACTGTGAGACCTGTATCACCTGTACTGTGCTCTATTGCCTTTAGTTTTGGTGCTACATACTCCGCTATCTTGAGCCATGAAGCTATAGAGTCGCGTTGATTGGCTACCGATGGATCTTCCTGAGCTAACTGGTCGAGTGTGTGGGCCTGTTCTGCGGCCTTCATGATGGGGTCGAAGTCTTTACCGTACATATCCTTTAGACGATTGAGAAGAAATGCCTTGTTCTTGCCTAATGCTCCCTTGGGACGTGCCATATTATGTAATCCTCTATATTATTTATTCCTACACCATTGATTCAATTGATCATTATTTAACCAATTATACCTAATTTACCTCTTATTTACCCCATTTATATGAGTAAAAGTTAGTTTAAATGCTTATTGTTATAAGAACTCGGTATATAAACCATGATAAAAAAAGGCTTTCGAGTATTGCGATATGTCAAGATAAGAGTAAGATAGATACCACACAAACAGAGAGGTAACAACATGACAAACTTAGATATGGCAAAAGAAAACATCAGCAAGAGAATAGAGTACTTTACTAAGGAGGCAGTTAAACAAGGTTATGGCAAGCGAATTAGTGAGAACACAATGAACTACGTCTATGGATTAAAAGAAGCCTTAGAGATGATTGAGTGGGCTGAATTAGAATCTGAGTAGTTAAATAGGTAGCATTGGAAACAGTGCTACTCATTGTAACTATTTAAATAACTGAGGTAATACAATATGACAATTAAGACAATATTTGACCCACTATCTGCCAATATAAAGGAATCTAAGCGTGCCTACGATATCGCATGGCTTGGACTGTTAAATTATAAAGGTAGCGACAGCATGGAAGTAATCGCGCTAGAGAACGCTTTACAGTGTGCCTCCGATAATTGCCTAAATGCTTACAAGGCGTTCGATAACACTTATTACGCTTTACCTAAGGGCTAATAACTTACCTGATGAGACTATAGGGGTATAGTCGAAACGCCTACGGGCGTAGTAAGACCCAATAACATAATAGAGGTAATACAACATGAAAGCGATTCAAATCAAATATTTATCAGCAACCGACACCAAAGGATCACGTTGGAAAGCATGGACTGAGGCAGGGTCAATGACCGTTGGCTATAACTACGCTTTAGACCCTAAAGAGAACGCTTTGGCACTCGCTACTGCATATTGCAAGAAATACGATTGGGCTATGCCTAAGGGCATCGGTTCAATACCTAATGGTGATTACGTAGTTACATTGGAGGCGACAACATGAAATACAGGGTATATTTTTATAGTTTTGACTATTCAAAATTTGCAGACACTTTAATTGATGCAAAAAGAATAGGCAGAGAATCAGGTTTTCTATATACAATTAATGAGGTTACACAATGAGACTAGAGAATATCGAAGCGTTAAAGGTACGCAACAGGAACGAGAGGGCAGAGAGATACTTAGCCCTTAAAAGACACGACAAAGCCGTTAGATCGACGCACAGAGCGGATATAAGCATATCGTTTCTAGCAGGCTTAACTGTAGCAGTGTTGGTCATGGGCTACCATATGCACGTTGGAGGGCTGTAACATGACTCAGAAAGAACGCATATTGGATTACTTGGAGCGCGGGCATACATTGACGCGCTTGAACTCTTGGAAGATGCTAGGCATATTAGAATGTCCTGCTAGGATCTGCGAGTTAAAACAAGACGGCCATGACATAAAGACAGAACGGTTAACAGTAACTAATAAATATGGTGAAAAAGTATCTATTGCCAAATGGAGGTTGTAATGAAAACAATAGAACAAGTAAAAAAAGCCGTAGACGATGGTAAATTGGTAAACTGGGCTAGTGATATTTACGAGGTCAAATACTGGCCTATACCCAACATATACGTGGTAGTTTGCACTCTAAATCAATATGCTACTGGGCTTTGCAATGAATGCGTTAAAGATTGCTATATATCCTAAGAATATCTAACCCTGCCAAGCCTCCATTATGGGGGCTTTTTATTTCCCTTCGTATTTGTTCCTTAGGTAGTCAAGCGACACCATCATAACATCCCCTGAGCCGTCATTAACTTCGTGCAACATCCACACGCCACGCCATGACAAGTTATTATGCGGGGTAAGATAATTCTCTTCATGTTGGTAGAATATCCCTGCAAATATTCCGATCATTTGTTTGCCATCTGCACGTCTTGCAAAACTAATAGCCCTGTCTTGAACATGGCCCTGCACTGTACTCATGTGCATTTTGTTTAACATCAAAGTGGGGTTAGCTACTGGTCTCCCCATTATTCCACTGGTAAAGTAGTGTTGGTAGGCAATGTTATCTATGACTACGCATTCCAAAAAGCCATGCACCTCCCAACCCATTTGCTCAAGCTGAAAATCTTTAAACCCTATCAGCCCATCAAGCATGGGATCATCTTCAATCGCGCGTGTGATTCTGTTTTCATGGTTGCCTAACGTGAACACTAATCTAGGGTTCCACTGCTTGTGCTTGTTTGCCTTCAACCTTTTTTGCTCTGCCCTGATAGGTGCAAGGAATTTCTGCATAGCTTCGATGCCTGCGTCTATGTCTTTAGAATACCGCCTACCCTCAAATGATTTCTTGCCCTTGTCGTATGACGAAAGAGATTCCATGTCCCAATGGTCTCCGCAATGCACAATAACATCGGGTTTCTTTTCTGCCGCGTATTTCCCTGCCCATGTCAAATGGTCAGTCGGTGTATTGGGTTTAACTTGAGTATCTGGAATAATAAAATGCTTCATAGAGCCTCACAAAAAAACGCCCCGAAGAGCGTTATGAATTTGTTAAATCGTCTTTTGCAATGGCAAGCAAGCCGCACACTACAAGGACTATGTAGTAAGTAATCATTTCAACCTCATTATGTCTGTGAAGCGCGATTATACTTACCTCCCATCCCTTTAGGTAATGACTTTTCTAAATAAGTGGCATACCAAAAGGTTATTTTTTCACTTCATCCGCTATCAAGAAATCAATGTACTGTTTTGCCTTGCGTAAATCCTCAATACCACCCTTATCACGCCATCGGCTGACATATTTAACCACATTTCCCTCGCAATATCCAAGTTGGTTGCCCAAGATGTAATCAATGGGCTGTATCTCGAGGTCTTTGTAGTGGGTTCCACCTATCTGGATATCCTTACTCACATTGTTATCCTCTGAATTATCCATTTAAACCTGCACCATTCTTAATATGCCATTGTTGATGATGACCAGAACATAACCACATAATATCAAGAGGCTTTGAGTAGTCGCAATGGTGCGCTGTAATGTTTTCCTCGGTGCCGCATACAGCGCAAGGCTCAGGAATCAGTGTTTTGGCAATAATAGCGCGACTAACCAGACGATGCGCCTTGATCTTGGTCTGATTATTAGCTCTATATTTCTTGAAATATTCCTTCCTTTCCTGATACCTGTTACCCCTGTTATGGTCGTACTCTCTACACTTGTCTATATTATCTAGACGATACAGCCTGCTATGCTCTCTGCAACACACAGCGCAATCAAGCTTGTAACCATCGCGGCCAGTCTTGGATTTATAAAATGCGGACAGGGGTTTAGTCCATCCGCATTTGCGGCACTCTTTAGTGTCCATGTTAAAAAGGAATATCTTCAGAGGGTAACTCAGCCACTTGAGGCTTATCCATAGAAGATTGGCCGCCATCAGTGTAGAAAACCTTAACATTACCCAAGATAGGAGTCTGGACACCTTTCTCTCGCTCTTCTTTGTCTATAGACTGACTGATAAAGCCGTTGTTCTCATACTGGTCAGCAACCATAGTGTCTACAAACGTAGTGAGATCAAGGTAAGTACCCTTTTCTCCCTTGTATAGCCGCTCTTTGTCGATCTTTGTTACATCAATTCTTACTGATAATCCTACTTTCATTTTAAATTCTCCGTTTCATTAATAATAATATCAACAGCTTTTTGTACTTCAGCCGCCAACTTCTCTATGTACTCGTCATCTCGCTCCACCCTAATAATTAGGTAATGAGGCTTTTTGTCAGAGTACGCCATTAAATCCCACCACTTAGCACCTGTAATCATCATGCAACCCATGATTTGTTGCTTGTACTTAGTAACAAAGGACTTATTGTCTCTATGATAGCCTACCATGTTAGCAGGACATTTTATCTCTAGCCCTCCCTCAAAATTGCCATCGCTATCTTTAATAATACCATCTGGACTGCAACCAAACTCCTCAGAATCGTCCAATATAAACCCATATTCTGTGACTTTTTGCTCAGTTATGAATGAATAATATTCACGCGCTTCAGGCTCTAAAAAACTACCGCGAGCCATGTGCTCATTCACGTAAACAGGGACGCGAACACCATTTAACCTTTCATCTATCAACTCATCAATGTATTTTGCAGAAGAGATGCTTGGCTTCCCTGCGGAGGTAATCAGCTTGTTAAACATGGAAGCAGAGGGTCTACCCAATCTTGAGGCAAACCACTCGTCACTTCCTTGTTCATGGTCTAAGATTATCACTTATTAGCCTTAGCATTCAGTGCCGCTACAGCTTTAGAGTAGTGGACAGCTAACATATCATCCACTGAGGTTGCTTTGAAGTGCTTTAGAAAGACTTTAACATCTACTTTATGCTCTTCTATTAGCCCTTTGATCTCTTTAGCCTGATCGCCAGACACTACAGCATTTTTACTCTGGTTATTCCTAATCATTGCCGACTCTGCATCATCATCAGCAGTTGGTATACCTGCGATAGACTGCAAAGCGTATCGTCTTGCGTAAGTAATGGCGCTTCCTGCCGCTTGTGGATCAGCTTTAGTTGTGGGTAGTGTGTAGCTATGCTCCAAATACTCTCCAGATTCATGCATTAATAAGGTTGATACACCAATTCTACCATCGTCATTCGTTGGAAACTGAGTGTAAGACAGACCATGATTTGCAAACGGCTCTTTAATGGCCTTAATGACTGAAGTTAGATCAGCATAATCAGACTTAAAGAATGGATTTTTACTATCCTTAACTGCACCGCCCATTTCTGCTTGTGCTTTGCATAAAGATGCCGCTAGATTTTTAATTGACTCGCTCGTATTCATTGTTCGCTCCTCGCTGTAGCATTCGCCTCTAGGGTGTATGCCTTACCAAAACCTTTGTAGTATTTAGCTGACTCTCCGTCTTGCGCTTCGTAACCATGTATGCAATCGTACTCGCCTCTCTCAAAGTCTGAGAAACTTTCCAACATTAAGTTAATGTAAATGTTGCCATCTTCGGGAGGGCCTGTTCTTGCTGGGTTTTCATACTGTTTCATATCTATCTCCTATTGTTGTTTGTCATAGTATAATGAACTACGGTTAACTAGATGTCAACAAAAGATTGACTATAGACTAAAATCAATTTACAGTTCACGCTCACTACCAAGGAGTTGTCATGGACATCAACAAATCTATCGATTATTTTATGTATGAGTTAAGTTTAAATCAAAGTCAGCTTGCTGTTGAGGCAGGTTTGGACTTGGCTACCCTAAGTTTGATCAGAAACAATCACCGATCTCCCAGCATGAAGACACTAACTAAACTAGCTAATGCTTGTGAAGTTAAGGTTAGCGAGTTCATTGCGGTAGGTGAGTGATGGAAAAGCCATCCTATTTTGCTATTCTGACTGCTGATGTGCGTTATGACAAGACATTGAAGCCACTGGCTAGATTGTTATACGCAGAGATCACTGCATTGTGTAACAAAGAAGGCTACTGTTGGGCGGGTAATCAATACTTTGCTGATCTATATGAAGTGGACAAGAACACAGTTAGTGGTTGGATAGGACAGCTTAAGACACGAGGATACATCACAGTACAACTTGAATACAAAGAAGGCACTAAGCAAATCCTCAATAGGTATATACGAATTAATGGGGAGGGTATACACAAAATAATAGATACCTCTCTACAAAAAGATAGTTACCCTATCAACGAAATAATAGAAGTTAATAAGACAATTAATAATACATTTAATAATACAGTTAATAATAAGGATTATTTTAGTCAGTTTTGGGATTTCTATCCTAGAAAAGCAGGTAAGGAAGCGGCAAGAAAAGCATGGGAAAAGTTACAACCTAATGAAGAACTGATGACATTGATTGCTAACAACATAAAAGAGCGCATAGATAAAGGTGAATGGCGAAAGGATAATAAATCATACATCCTGCACGCGAGTACTTTTTTAAACCAAAAACGATGGGAAGACGAAGTCTTGGAGAAACAACATGAAAAATCTAAATCAACTGATACAGCAGGAAGTAAGTGGCTTAACCTCGAAGCCGACTTTTGAACCAGAAAGAACACCAGAGGAAAAGCAGGCAACTAATTACTTGTTTGGATTGTTATCTGTTGTCTTTGGAGAGAAGAAGATGTCCGTGACCTTCCCTGATGAGATGTTAATCGCGGCTAAGAGAATGAACGCCACAGCTATTGGGAAGTTCAGCCGTGAAGAGATAGACAAGGGCATAGTGTTTATCAAAGAACAACGTGCTAATGCTAACTCTGACTTTGACTGGCCTAACCTTGATCTTATCATTGGCGCGATCAAAGATGCTAACAGAGTAAGGGCACTACACCGTGAATACGAGCCACCTGCCGCACTTATAGGACATGACAAGTCTGTAGCTGAAGAAGCAGGGCGAAAGGCTCTTGATGAAATGAAAGCATTGTTTAGCTAGGAGAATGATATGATTCAAGCGTTTACTGATACTGAGGCCGCTGTTGAAGAGGCACATTTTATACAGCACGCGTTACATGAAAATGCATACCTTGCGCTAGATAGAGGACATAAATTATATGTGTTAACAGCAAGGGATATGGAACGTCCTGCTAATTGCAAATTTACCGTGATTGAAACATTTTATTTTAAAGGAAGTATGGATTATGAAGCAAAAAAATATTTTAAAGATTACTCCTCAAGGAACGAAGAGTCTTAAGTTCATAGGTGAGAAGGATGGTTTTGAGACTGGCAGGATATACACCCTTGTTGAACTTTCTAAAATTACAGGTATAAAGCCTAATGCCCTTCAAAAAAGAATAGGAACCAGCAATTTTTTTAATGAACATCATGTTAGACCGACATCTCCTTATCAAAATTACGGAGGGGATAGACTGAAAAGAGAAAAGAAACCTAAAGTTGTAAGTAGCGTATTTGAAAGTCACATTGAATTAATTAGCGCACAATGGTTAAAAAGGAAACTCTAATGGGTGAATCTTACACAGTAAACACTGAACAGAAGAAAGAATTGTTTAAGAAGTTTGTCGATGAGTTGTTTGAAGACAAGCAGTACATTACTTTTCGATACACGTTTGGTAAGCCACGATCACCAAAGCAACAAGCGGCACTGGAAGTCTACTTCAGAGAGGCGGCTAAGAAACTAAACGATGCAGGTATCTACCACCAGATGAACGCTAAGTTTATGAAGGGTGACATCGAGATACCGTGGACGCAAGAATCATTTAAAACATTCTGGAAGCAGATTCAAAACACCATGTATGACATAGAATCTACTACAGAGATACACTCGGACAAGGTAGCTAAAGTATATGACGCTATCAATCGGGGTTTAGTGGAGCGAACAGGTATACACATACCATTCCCCTCAAAAGATATGACTGATTAGGAGTTAACATGGATACTTTATTAGGCATTGCATGGCTCATACTTATGGGATTATTTGTAAAAGGTTACTGGGATCTAATCAGAGATGAACAAAAAGAATGGGAAAAGAAAAACAAACGCTAGGGTATACTCTGTGAAGGGTTCTAGAAGGGCGATTAAAGGGCTTGTAGAGCTTTCTAAGCGAGTTTAGGGATAAATATGATCTACCCTACAGGGTATGGTAAAATGAGGTTATTTATGGCTGTTACATTACGTTCTAAGTGTTTGACTGCAATACAGAAATTGGCAAGAATCTCTGCCGCAGATGAGTATGGAATGGTTCAATGTGTGTCGTGTGATAAGAGAATGCACTGGAAGGAATGTGATGGTGGTCACTACATAGCTAAGGGTAGTAGTTCGTACTGGGCATTAGAGGTTGAGAATGTCCACCCCCAGTGCAAGGGCTGTAATGCCTTTGGTATGTCCAAGGGTAGTGCTGAAGGACAGTACACACTATGGATGATTGATATGTACGGTGAGGATTTTGTTCGGCAGATGCACCAAGATAAGAGAAAGATTAAGAAGTTGTACACTGCTGATTACAGAGATATGTTAAAAGAGTTTAATGATTTAATTAAATACCATGAGGATAGACTGTTATGAGTAATTTCTTAAATGACTTACGGAACAAGGCTATTGATTTAAAGATGGAGCATATACCAATACAGATGGATTCGATCTTTGAGGCTGTGCTGTATGGCTCTGCCCTGCCTGCTTATGCAGTAGAAGAGATAGACTTAATCTGGTCTGAGGTAGAGGCTGAACAAGAGGCTCTTGCTGAACCTCCTACAGATGAAGAATTAAAGTTGCATCACCCTACGTTTAGTGTAGAATAGATTCTGTGTTAACTACCGTTACACAACCCCTTAGGACTCGTGCTCGAACACGATTACTAAAATATAATTTTCTATTTCATGTGTGTTACCTAGTGTTGTTTTGCCCCTTCGGGGGCTTTTTTTGGTATAATCAGAGCATGGAAAAGAAGAGTCTCTTAAAAAGAATTGGCGTATCTGGTTACAACAAACCTAAGCGTACACCTAACCACCCTACTAAGTCCCACGTTGTTGTTGCTAAATCTGGTAGTCAGGTAAAGACTATTCGTTATGGTCAGCAGGGCGTATCAGGTGCAGGCTCTAATCCTAAGTCAGCTAAACAGAAGGCTAGACGTAAATCATTCAAGGCTCGCCATGCTAAGAACATCGCTAAGGGTAAGATGTCTGCGGCATACTGGGCTAATAAATCTAAATGGTAGGGGAATCAAATGCCACAAGGTAAGGGTACATACGGTAGTAAGGTTGGACGACCAAAGAAAGTAAAAGCTAAACGCGCACGTTCTATGCCGCTAGACAAAGAGCAAGCTGAAAAAGCTATACAGGCTTTGCGTGATGAGGCAGGTAGAAAGAAGTACCGTAAAAAGAAATCAATGTTGAAGAAATAATGAAAGGTTTATACGCAAACATACACGCTAAGAGAAAGAGAATAGCCGCAGGGTCTGGTGAGAAGATGCGTAAGGTTGGGTCTAAAGGCGCCCCTACAGCCAAGGCATTCAGGAAGTCTAAGAAGACAGCAAAGAGCCTGTTAAGTTAATACGTCCAGATAACAGGCATAGTCTTTCTAGTGTCTACATGGATGAAGGTCTTAGCTACCCCTATCCCATTGAAGCCCATTGACTGAGCGTTCTTTATAATCTGGTACGCTTCGTTACCGTTATTGATTCGTATGTCACTGGCTATCCCTTGTCCGTGGGTTCCGACCTTTGCCTTTCTTGCTTCGATGCTATGTGTCTTATCCCTGTACCCACTGGTGATGATAAACGGAAATCCGCATACATGACGCAACTCATCCAGCTTATCCATAAAATCAACACACATCTCATTGTTGCCTGTCTCCTGACAATCAAAGTCTTTTAACTTGAAGTATCTCATTTGTCTCTCTGTACGCCCTTAGCCTTCTCTACAGTTCTCATAGCACCAAGACCTAGCATACCCATAAGAACAGGCATCATCTCAGATAGAGAAATAAGGGGTATTGAGACTTCAGACTCAGACAATGCTAATGCAAAGTTAGCCATAGGAATTAAGATGAAGTTACCTGCCATACCGATTGCACAAATCCAACCTACTGCGGGTCGCCAACCTGCGACAAACATATTCTTATGTGCCGCCTCTACCTTGTTGACTTCAAGCTGTCCTTTAGCAAGCTCCTGAGCGTGACGCTCTGCCATTGTAGCAATCTGGTGAGCCAAGACATTACTCTGATCTTTATCTTGTATGAACTTATCAAGAAGCCCTGCTATTGGATTTATAAGGCTACGCAGTATAGTCATTTTGATTTTCTATTAACTATCTCTTGTACTGTTTTAGATTCGTATATCCTAATACCCAACCAGATAATAGTAAATAAACTAGCGGTAGGCGGTAACCAAGCGGCCAAAGAAAGTATGCCTGTTGATGCGGCAATTACGTCAAGTGTGTCTTTCGATTGTTCATCAAGCATAGTAAGTTCCTTTTATTTCTCTGACATTGCTTGTGTTGTTTGATAACGGAAAAAGATTCCACCCATTCCAAATAGAATACTGGCTAACATAATAGTCTCAGCGGATAGGTTAAGCTGTAGGACGTACACTTGTAGAGCCGCTAAGGTTACACCAAAGACTTGCCATCTGTTACTACGGCTACGCCAGAATTGTTTTACTCTGTCCATGATAATTCTACCCACTCTTGGTTGTCTTCATCCCACTCATGTACACCTTCCTCTGGATAGGGTACAGGTGAGTCCCATAAACAAGTGTCTTCGTTTAGTGTCCAGCTAGGATAAGGTTGTGGAGGTATGAAAGCATCACGCTCCTCATCGAATGTGTAGCCAATCCCTGCATAGTTCTTGCGGAAAGGAGTACCATCGTTAGCGTGAACACCGCCACTAGTATTGTAGCTAGTGCGCTTTGCTCCGTAATACTCTTCCCAGTTAATGTCACCTTCGTCTTTGCCGACAAACACCTGAGTGACTATGTTGTTATCTAATACTGCGTAATGTGCCATAGTGATTATCCAAAGGTTACTGTGTCAGTTGGGCCAGCGGCTGTGATTGTAGTTTTTTTGTAACCGCCAGATGTTGTAGTTGAAGAGGTAACACCACTAGTAAACGTAGGTGTAACACTGTCTGGATAAACTAAAATAATTATTCCTGAACCTCCAGCGGCCCCATTACTAAAACCACCGTAGTAAGAGCCGCCACCACCGCCTCCTCCTGTGTTTGCCGTGCCAGCCGCGGCAGATTGATTGTATTGTCTTCTTGCTGAATAACCGCCACCACCAGAGCCTCCATTACCACCATAGCCTCCCTGAAAAGCGCCACCGCCTCCTCCTCCTGCAAGGTAGCCTAATGCCGAAAATGGACTGAGAGTGACGTTTCGACCTATGCCTCCATGACCACCATTGTCACTACCACCATTGCCTCCTACGGCTCCTGCACCACCGCCTGCACCAGCACCGTAGTTAGGGCTACTACTATTACCAGAGCCGCCATTGTTTCCTTGCCCAGATGTTCCATAGCCAATGGTTCCAGTACCCAAGGCTCCACTTATAGCGCCACCGCCTGAACCACCATTGCCGCCAGCCTGAGGTGAATTATAATTTGACCCACCGCCACCGCCTATAGACACTATGCTAGAAACAGTAGAGTTGCTACCGCTTCCTCCTACGTCAGTCCCACTTTGGGGAAGCGCCCCCCCAGCACCAACAGTAACCTGATAAGCTGTATCAGTTTGTACTTCTAACAGGCTATTGCGAAATCCTCCTGCACCACCACCTGCTAAAGAGTAACTCGCCCCAGACCCTCCACCAGCAACGACAACATAGGAAAGAGAGAATGGCCCTGCACCACCACCACGACCAACAGCCTTGCCGATAGAGAAGACACTTACATTAGCGCCAATCATCACACCACCATTGCATGAATGCCAGTGGCAGTAGTACCTGTAGCTAAGACTCGGTTAACAGAGCAGATCAGATAGAAGTTATCAGGCACAGCTATTGTGCGAGAGGTCCCATACCTGTTGTGGAATGTTACGTTCCCTGCTCCTGTAATGTATAGGCCAATAGCAGTGTTGCCAGTGCCTACATTATCTGCACCGTCAGCAGGAGTTACAGGAACCATATCGTAAACGCTACCGTTAAGTTGACCGCCTACACCTTCAAATGGATTTGACATTTTTAAACCTCGTTAAATTAAGATGCGTTGATAGCACCAAATTGTCCAATGTAAAAATAAAAGTTACCCGATGTTGATCCTACTGGAGTAGCTTCTAACTGATTGTTTGCTTCGTCACCTGTCCATGTAAATGACGGATGGTTTGCGCTGCCGCCTGTTGTTAATCCGTTTTTAGCAATTTCCACTACATTAATTGCGTAAGAGTCAGCACCAATTGTATATTTTGTTACAAGAAGAACATAAGCAGAAGTATTAGCGGCCGATAAACTGACAGGTGATGAGTTACTAGCAACAATATGCAATATGCCTGAGTAATTAAGAGAGTTACCGAAAACAGAAGTTAAATCAATTACAGGAGTATTGGCGCTAGTAATAGATAGATTATCAACTCTTTCAACATCTATAGGATTAATAACTGCGGCTGTACCTCTTACTCCTTGTTTAAATCTACAATTATTTAAAGCAAGTTTATGATCTGTTGACACTACTCCTGTACTATTAACCGAAATGTCATGCTGTATAAAATATTCAAAAAACCTATTAACCTCAACATCAATAATGCTTTCTGAAGTTCCAGAAGTAGCGTCTATTAAATTGCTATACAACGAGCCGTAACCAGTTTCTTGCGCGAATCCGCTACTAGGCACATAGCTAAAACATTCGTTAAGAGTGCAACGAGTGCCTTGCACTGTTGTGCCAGTATTAAGTGCAGTGCTGGATTGAAAAAGCCAAGCAGATCGTAAAAAGTTTTCTGCTCCACAACTTGTAAATGTAACTCCTGCACAATTGCTAACTTTATATCCGTGACGACCTGTAGTGTCAGCACCGCAAGCAATAAAGCTAGAGTAACTTACATCTTTAATGTTAAACCCTTGTCCTGCTGTGTTAGTGTTTAGTGCGTAACAGTTGTTAATGTTAAGAGACGTATTGTAACCAGCACTAAAATCAAATCCAGTAATACCACCTTTAGATCGACATTGATTCATTGTAACCATAAAACAACGCTTAAAATAAAAACATGAAACAAAATAATTTTGACAAAAAATTCGTTCAATAAATATTTCACTGCCAGCCTCAACATATAAGCCGTAGCTAGTTCTGTTGTTGCCTAAAATTTGCAAATCTTTAAAACTAGAATATGTAGAATTTACAACATTTATTGCTTGATCGCCTGTGTACCCATCACCAACATCAATAATAGTGTTGTGCATACCCTCGCCTTGTAGGGTAATAGAAGCTAACCCTTCACCTGTAGCAGATTCGTCACCACCTCGCACTACAATTGGCACAAGAATTTTATATCGCCCTACAGGAAAGTATACTACTCCACCTGTAGTGTAATCATTGTCAGTGTCTAGGCTGTCAATAGCGGCTTGAATAGCAACAGAGTCGTTAGTAACTCCATCACCTTTTGCTCCAAAGTCTTTTACATTAACTCGAGCGCCTTCGATCATACTGTTTGTTGCTTTTGTTAAAGCCATGTTATTCTCCTAATTCGGGACGAGTAGCAGGGAATGAATCTGTAGAGGGCCATTGCCTTAGCTCTTCCCTATAGGTTATGTAATCATCACGCTGTGGATGATCTGTTAAAGGCATGATGTAATCAGTA